AAGTGGCTCAAGGGCTATCAGCGATCGATGTATCCCGCGTCGTCGGCGCTGCGTGATTTCCGCCTGATGGGCGACGACCTCAAGCGCCTGCGTATCGATGTCCAAGACTTTTATCGCGAGAGATTGCCGGGGTTTTCAAATGACCTGCCGCCACGGCGCGACTTGTGGGGTCGGCCAACGGACTACTCGTATTTCTCGAGCCCGTACCAACCCAACGATGTCGATAAAGAAATCGTGCGTCTGAGGCTAGGTCTGTCGCCGCATCCAACGAGTTATTCCAAGGAGCTCGGACTTGAGGCAGATGAGATCGACTGGTTTCACGAGCGTGCAGGTAAATTGGCGTTTAATGGACTCAGCGAACTCATGGACCCGTCATCCGATGCGGGCGGGGAATACGCAATTCTGAGAGAAGCTAGTTTAGCAGGCAACGACGAGGCGTCCGAGACATGCAAGTTAATTATCCGCCGAATACTGAACAAGGCGCGCAAAGACGCGAAGTTCGAGTTGGTGTTGACAAGTCCACACGCTAACACATTGCAGCCGCTCATCCTAAAAATTGCGGAAGATTCAGAAGCAAGCAGCCAGGAACTGGACGACCTATTGCAACTTATTGAGGCCCAACGATGACCGTATCAACCACCACCCTGAAGGCGACGTTTTCCGGTAACGACAGTACCACGGTTTTTGCCTATTCATGGAAAATATTCGCTGACACTGAGCTCACTGTCATCGTGCGAACGACGGCCACGGGTACCGAATCTGTGCGCGCGATCGGCACGGGTAGCACAAACTACGCAGTCAGCGGCGTCGGCGAAACCAGCGGCGGAAATGTTACGTTTGTAACAGCGCCGGCGAGCACCGAGACCGTCGTGATTTTGAGAAACACGGCGCTGACGCAAGGCACCGACTATCAGCCTGCGGACCCGTTCCCGGCGGCAAGCCATGAGGACGCGCTGGACAAACTCACCCATGTGGTTCAAGAGCTCGACGAAGAGCTCGGCCGCAGCTTCAAAGTGTCGCGATCGGTGACTGACCTGACAACGTCTGAGTTCACCGACGCCGCCGCCACCCGTGCGTCTAAGGTTCTTGGATTTGATAGTACGGGCGCAAACTTGGAGGCCCAGCAGGAGCTGGGTGAATATCAAGGCAACTGGGCGGCGAGCACAGACTATGGGCTGCGTGACATCGTCAAGGATACGGACAACAACAGCATCTATATTTGCGTCACTGCACACACCTCGTCTGGATCGGTGCCGCTGTCGACCAACACAGATTCGGCCAAGTGGTCGTTGATCGTTGACGCGGCCAGCGCGACAACATCCGCCACTGCTGCGGCAACATCTGCCCAACTCGCAGACGACTGGGCAGTCAAAACCAGCGGTATAGTAGAAAGCTCAGAATATTCTGCGAAAGCCTATGCGTTGGGTGGCACCGGCGTAACGGATACGTCCGGTAAAGGTGCGGCGAAAGAATGGGCGACAGAAACAAGCGGCACGGTCGATACCTCCGAGTATAGCGCCAAAGAGTATGCAGTCGGCACGCAAGCATCGACTGGCGGCTCGGCTAAATCGTGGGCGCAAGACACTGACCAAGTTAATGGCGCGTCAACCAACGACCGTTCCGCGCAGAATTGGGCGCAGGGCGCGAGTATGACTGGCGCGACGCTGGGCGGCTCGGCGAAGGACTGGGCGCAAGTTACCGGCGGCACGGTCGACGGCACCAATTACGCCGCGAAGGAGTGGGCGCTGGGGACGACCGTGGCTGACGGCTCGGCGAAAGACTGGGCAGTCCTTGCCGAAGACAGCGCGGTCACAGGGTCCAGCTACTCCGCGCTGCATCACGCCGCGAAGGCGGCAGCTAGCGCCACCACGGCCTCGACGCAAGCGACGAACGCTGCGACATCAGCAACTTCATCAGCCACACAGGCCAGCAATGCCTCAACCTCCGCCAGCGCGGCATCGGCTTCCGAGGCAGCGGCAAGCGCTTCAGAAACCGCAGCCGCGAGCGCGGCCAGTGCAGTCGGCCTGCAATTCGCGTTTGACTCGTCCACCACAATGGCCGATCCCGGCACGGGCGACTTCAGGCTGAACCATGCCACCGTCGCCTCGGTTTCCGCCATAGCCCTGGACGCGACGAGCGCCGATACCGGCAATCCAGATGTCTCTGACTTCGTCGCAACTTGGGATGACTCGACTTCGACACTGAATGGCCACCTGATCTTGAAAAAGAAGGGTACGCCCGCCACATTCGCGATCTACACGGTCGGCGCGGTGACCGATAACACGGGCTGGCTCCAGGTGGCGTTGACGCATGTCGATTCGGCCGGATCGTGGAGCGCGGCCGACGTTGGTTATCTACAGTTTATCAGGCTGGGTGACAAGGGGGACACCGGGTCCACCGGGTCCACCGGATCGACTGGCGCCACGGGCAACAGCGCCGGCCTGCTTATGGCCTTTGAGACGACGACCACAGACACAGATCAGGGCGCTGGCAAGGTGTGGCTCAACAATTCGCCTGCCAGCGCGACAGTCGTCTACATGGACGACCTTGAGGCCGGTGGGGCCAGCATCAACGCACTCGTTGACACCTGGGACGACAGCACCACGACGGCGCTGCGCGGCACGATCTCGATTTATAAGAACTCCGCGCCAGAAAACTTTCATATCTACAATGTGACCGGGGCATGTACATCGGCTTCGACGTACACGAAAATTGCCTGCACGTTCGTTCAATCCTCGGGCACGATATCCGACGGCGATGCAGTCTCCGTGCAGTTTCAGCGCAGCGGAGACGTCGGGGCAAGTGTATCCACTGCCACTACATCGGCTGAAGGGAAGGTTGAGTTAGCCACAACTGCTGAAACTGTTACTGGGACAGATACCGGAAGAGTGGTTACTCCAGCTGGTTTACATGGAGCCCTAGCAGGCTTAACGGACACGACGATTACAGCAAGTGATACACTTATATTTTCCGATGCAACGGATTCAAACGCGCTAAAGGAAGACACGGTTCAAGGGGTACTTGATCTTGTTCCCGATGCCGCCGCAGATGCAAAGGGCAAAGTTGAGCTTGCTACAACCGCTGAAACTATAACAGGAACTGATACTGCTCGTGCTATTACCGCCGCAGGACTTCATGGTGCTTTAGCCGGCTTAACCGATACAACTATCGTAGCCGCAGACCAAATAGTTTTCGCAGATACAAGCGATAGTAATGCTCTAAAAGAGGACACAGTTCAAGGAATTCTCGATCTAGTTACAGTAAATAACGGTGATTGGTCAGGCGCTGATTTGTCAGTCGCAAATGGCGGAACAGGAGCATCTACTCTTACGGCCAACAATGTTCTCGTCGGTAACGGGACTTCCGCCATTGGATCGATAGCGCCCTCGACAAGTGGAAATGTTTTAACCTCTAACGGAAGTGCATGGACTTCAGCCGCAGCGTCTGGTGGTGGTGGTGCGTGGTCAGTGAAGGCGTCGGGTACATTTTCGGGAGCGTCCGAACTCGCAATCACGGGCATATCCAAAACAACCATCTTGGAAGTTACCGTCACAGACGACAACGGCGCGAATATTCACATGCTGGTCAGCACCGATAATGGCAGCAGCTATGCGTCCAGCAGCTATAAATACGCAGAGCATTTCATGCGCTCCAACGATCCTCTGATCTACAATAACTCAAACAGTACGTCGCTGATAGACATGGGCGGTAGTGGCGACTCTGATGGGGAACATTTTGTACGGATTTATTTACCTACGCCCGCCGAAAGTTCCATGCGCCACCAGTGGCAATATACGAGCATGTATAATAGGTCATCCGATATGTACACGAAGACGGGAATGGGAGGCCATAACACTGAACAGGATATCGACGCTGTTAAGATTAAGCCCAGCAGTGGCACCTTTGACGGCTCATATATTATTACGGAGTTGAACTGATGCAAAAACACGTTGTCAATCTCTCTACTGGGAGCGGTGAGGTAGTTACGCTTAATTCCGCTGAGGAGACTCAGAGAGCAAACGAAATTGCCGCATGGGAGGCTGGCGCTGCGGCCAGGGCTGCTGAAGAAGTTCAGATGAATCGCCGCGCCGCCTATCAAGAAGAAGCTGACGGGTTGTATTTTAAGGAGCAACGCGGCGAGGTGGCGGCGGGAACGTGGGCGGCGAAGGTAGCTGAAATCAAGGCGAGATATCCTAAGTAGAGGAAATTACATGAAAAAGTTTGTGATCGGGGCGGCCTTGGCCGCCTTTTTTATTGCGGCCGCGACAGTCTCGGCAATCGCCGAGCCGAGCGCCAAGGTGCGCCACCAGCAAATGATCTATCCGGTGACGCTGATTCAAAGTGGCGCTGGCTCGGGTAGTGGCACGGTGATTTACAGTGATTGGCGCGACGGCGAGGTTCACACTTATATCCTGACCAACCATCACGTCGTCCAGAACTCCATCAACATCAGCAAAGTCTGGTGCTCCGGCCCGCCAAAATGCGACGAGCCCGCTAAGGTCGATGTCGAGCGCCGCGATAGTGTGAGAGCGGTCTGGTTTGAATATAACGATCTAAGCCGGAACATCGGCACGCGCGGCCAGAAGGCCGACATCGTCGCCTACTCGCGCCTGTACGACTTGGCGCTGTTGCGGACGCGCAATACGGAGACTCCCGTCGAGCATGTCGCTGCCTTTATTCCGCCGGGCGAACCCATCTATCTCGGCGACGAGATCGCGTGCGTCGGTGCTGGGCTTGGCAACCCACCGTTTATGACGAGCGGCGAGGTGGGCTATCTCGACGCTGAGATCAAGGGTGAGGACTCTCGCTACAGCTTGCTAACATGCAACCTGATATTTGGTAATTCGGGCGGCGCCAGCTTCCGCTGGTCTGACGCCCGCCAGCAATTCGAACTGATCGGGGTGCCAGCCAAAATTTCGGCCAGTTGGGCCAGCGGCCCGATCACACATATGGCGTGGGCCATCTCCGCCGAGACCGCGCGCACCTTCCTGCTCGAACATGATCTCGGCTGGATTTTGGGCGACGAGCCGGCAGAGGTTGACGATGCCAACGCGAACTGAATGCGAAAACTGCCGCGTGTCGATCGCCTCTCTGTCGACGAAGGTGTGTGGCATGTCTGACAGGCTCGATGCCGTCGAAAAACACCAGCTCGAACTGATCGAGCTTGCCTCTTTCGGCAAGGGTAGCTTGCGCGCCATCCTGCTGATGGGTGTCGCGCTGGGCGGATTGGCCGGGTTGGCGATTGCGGTTAAATCTTGGATAACTTGAGGAGAAAATTATGAATTGGTTACTAGACCGCGCGAAAGAGCGCTCGACTTGGATGGGCCTGTTTTCGCTCGCCGGTGCGATCGGCCTTGGTCTCTCGCCGGAAAATAAAGAGATCATCATCACCGCTGCCGTCGCCGTCGTTGCGGCCATCGCGGCCATGACACGCGATAAGCCAGCCGCTGAATGATAGGCGGCATATTTTCATTCCTGGGGGCGGCGCTAAAGGCGCTGCCCCTCTTATTTTCATTTTGGGCGGGGCGAAATCATGCGCGCAGCAGAAGCATGGCGGCCAAGGCGCGGGCGAAGGCTAATGAAGCTCATATCGCCGCTCGTGCTGCTCGCCGCCCTAGCGATATTCTTGACCGGATGCGGCGCGGCGGCCTTTGAGGCCGGCAGTTGTCCCACATGGCCCGTAGCGGGGCCAGCGGTGGCCGAGGAGATGGAGGCGGGGGCGATGCCTCCAGACCGATTTCCCGCCTTCTGGGAGTGGATGGGGCGCTTGGACAAGCTGCGTGATCAGCTTCTAGCTTGTTGACGTGAGCATCCAATTTCCGATCGAGGGAATCCTCGGCAACCTCAAAATTGAAGAGGGTTTCCGCGCCCGCGCCTATCGGTGCAGTGAGGGTCACCTCACGCTCGGCTATGGCAGGAACATCGATGCCGGCGGGCTGGGCATCACCGAGGAAGAGGCAGAGGTACTGCTGCGCGCTGATGTGATCCGCACGATAGACGAGCTGCGCCGCAACTATCCTTGGTTTGATGATCTGAACAAGTCAGCGCGTGAGGTGCTGGTCGAGTTGTGTTTCCAGTTGGGCGCGCCTCGCTTGGCGAAGTTTAAGAAGATGTTGGCCGGGCTCCAGGCTCACGACTATGACGCTGCGGCGGCTGAGCTCCTCGACAGTAAGTTTGCTCGCCAGGTGCCGGCTCGGGCCAACCGCTTGTTTCAACGACTAACAGAAAATTCGTGAAGCGACTGTCGTCAGCTGAGTTGAGCCAGGCGCTCGAGACGGTCGCCACTTATGGCACCATCACGGCCGCCGCGGACGTGCTTGGCGTGCCGCGCAAAACTTTATCGGCGCGTCTGGCTCGAGCAAAAGCGCGCGATTCTGAAAGCGATCCGCCGTCGCCAGGCGCGGCCGAGTTACCCTCGTTCCCAGACGACGATATTTCTGTCGCCGAAATTCTCGACACAATGGAGCGCCGCTTCGAAAAGCGCGCCTCGGCCAAGGCCGCTCGCAACTGGTATGAAGTCAAAATCAAGGGGAACGAGCCGATCGGGCTGTGTTTCGTCGGCGATCCACACATTGATTCGAACGGCTGCAACATCCCGCTGCTACGCCGCGATCTCGAGATCATGTCGCGGCCTGGAATGTTCGGGGTCAACATCGGCGACACGACCGATGGCGACTGGCCGGGCCGGCTGATGCGTCTGCATGGGCAGAGTGATACCAGCCTCGACACCGCGCGGCGACTGGCCGACTATTTGCTAAACGACAGCGGCGTCAACTGGCTGGCGTGGATAATGGGAAATCACGACGGCTGGGGCGCGGATGCCGATTTGATGCGTGCTAGAAACATCAAGCAAATCCCAATGTCAGATTGGATGGCGCGTTGGCAGATAGTTTTCGGCAACGGCCGGCGCTGCAAGATCATTTCGAGCCACAGTTTCAAGGGCCACAGTATGTGGAACCTGCTGCACTCCAACCAGCGTGCAGCGACGACCACAGCTGACGCACATATATATGCGTCGGGCCATTTGCATAATTGGGCGATCCATCAGGAAGAGAACGCGCACCGCGAATTTATTTACTGGCTGGTTCGATCGCGCGGCTATAAGTATCTCGACGAATATGCCGACCGCCTGGGCCATGCGAGCCAGCAGCACGGCGCTACGATCTGCGCCGTGATCGACCCCCAGGCAGCGAGCGAGGCGCGCTTTGTTGCGTGCTTTGCCGACCTGGCAGAGGCGGCCGACTACCTCTCCTGGAAACGCTCGCGCTGACCCTTGCGACTGAACAGTCGCAAAACCAGTCGCAGCCTGGTCGCAGAACGGTTGCAATCCCCGACGATCATGTGTAATCACACGCTTGCAAGTTATGTCAGCAGCGTCTTGATGCACTTGATTCAAACGGATATGCAGGGTCATGTTGAGGCAGGCTAAGTCATTGATTTAGTGGACTGTAAATCTGCCGACGTACGTCTACGAAGGTTCGAATCCTTCCCCCTCCACCATCCCAAAAAATCATTCAACATCAAGTAGTTAATCGCTGACGATCGGGTCCGCGGAGAACTATTTTTGTGTCCAAATTTTGGCGTCAGTCGCAAAACAGTCGCAAGAATCTTTTTGCCGGTGCAGAAAATAT